TAGGTTATAGTTAATTATAAAAGGTTGCTAATGAGTTAAAAGTTTGGTGTGGTGCTCCCGTTAAATCTGTGAGTTCTTCGTCTGTTAGTGCTGAGGGGAAGACCATTACGTTTTGGCATTTGCCGTAGAAATTTAAACTTCCATTTCTATCGAAACTTAATTTATCTAATGTATTAGCAGTAAAACTAACTCCCGAAGAATCTGTAGCCACTTCAACACCATTTACCCATAATGCGAAGTCATTAGCTTTCCATTTAACGGCAATTTTATTAAATTCAGTTTCATTTGATAAAACAAATTCCATATCGGTAGATGCAGCTCCGCTAACTTCTATTCTTGTTCTAATTGTATTTGATGTGTCTTTATACCCAAGATAAATAAAATTGTTAACATTAGACTCGTCTATAATATTCATTAACCTATAAGTACCATCATTAGATAAAGCAGCTGTATTTAAAAACAAAACCCCCTCAGTACTATTAATAACACTACTTAGCCCCGTAGTGCTGCTTGTGTCTGCTAAGCGAGTGGTAGAAGTTCCGCTTGTTGGGATGTATGAGGTTGGGTAAGAGCCTTGTTCTAGTTGTGCTCCATATAAATCTATACCATCTCCTGACGAGCCAGTACCATTTGATGTAGTTATCTCAACTCCTACATTTGTAGATGTCGTTGAACATAAGCCGCTAATAATACACCTATACCAACCGCTCCCCATAGGCTCAATCGTTCCGCTGCCAGCCGTAACTAAACCCGTCGAAAGATTAAAGGTAGCAGACGCAGACCATAGAGCGTTATTGTTTGAACCGAGACTGATTGATGTCAACTCTGCCGCCTTTACAAATACACTTGCTGTGTATTGTGAGCCGCTTGACATTGCAATACTTTGAGTTCTTATAAAGTGCTGACCAGTATCGGCGTTTTCTTCATACCGATAAGCATTGTAAATGCCTTCTGGTGATATTGTTGTGCTAGCTGCTACAGAACCTCTAAACACTTGCCAAGCCGCATTACTAAAGTCCTCCGATTGAGTAACTAAATTTGTTCTCGTCGGTTCTAAAAGTAGAGACCCACATCCGTTAGAGTAGTCTATGCGAGGGATGTTTGAGGTTGTGTATTCTTTTACGCTTACGTTGTCTATTGAGCCTATTAAGTTACCTGCACCAGAATTATTTATGTAAATATTCGTAACGTTAGTTGTTGTGCCTATAAATGAATAGCTCCCTACCTCCGAAAATAAAGGAGATACTGCACCGTAACAATCAACGACCACGCCGTTAGATGTGCGGTCTACTATGTCAAAGCTAACTATAACTTGAGTGCCTACGTTTAACTCTAAATAAGGCAAAGATTGAAACATTCTTCCGCTGCCAGTACTTGTTGCTTTGCCGTCAGCTATTGACCAGTTTGCAGATTTAGTCCATGCAGTGTCGCTAGCGAAATCACCATTAACAACTAATTCACCCCCAATAATAGCAGCCGTCTCTATCAACCCTTCACTATTTGTCCTTGTAGCAGAGCTAGCTCTTGAGAAGGTTAGGTCTCCCGCTCCACTTACTGGCTTCTGAGCATATATCTTACTCTCTTTGTACCCACTTGGGTAGGCTATTAAACTAGCGTCATCGTATAAACTCATTGTAAACTATCTAAAAATGCTATGGTACAACTCTTATTTTCTACTACTCCTCCGTCTGCCAGTACTCTTAACTTGTAGGCATCAAATATTATCTGACCAACACTGACATCATCAGATAGATTGCCATACCGGTAACCGTACCCGTACATATTATCCTTTAATTAATAATACGCTCCCACTTGCTAAAACAACGCTTTTAAACGCCTTTTCACCCTTTGGGCCTAATATCATACCCTTGGTGATTGTTTTGCCGCTTATAGCCCATTCAGCTAATACATCGGTATCATCTTGATCTGTTAATGTGGTGAATACCGCATCTTCGTTTACTACCAAAAATTGAAAATTATCTGATGCCGTTGCTGCAAGTGTACCGTCTGTGTACTTGCCGCCTTCCATCCCTACCAGGTTGTCTAATGTTATTGCCATTTTTTTATATTTTACTTTGTCTTATACTATATTCCATAATTACCCTTGCACATTGGCTGGCATTATCAAATAAAATTTCTTGATTGCTCAACAATGTTTGCTTCACATCTTTGCCGTTTACGGTTCCTTTATACCGGTGCAAAATCGTTTCTATTGCATCAGCAATGTTTGACGCTTCCAGGAATCCAGCGTTGCCATCTTTGCCTTTCGATGCGTATATATTTATCTCAACATCGTGATTGATAATTGAATAACCATCTTTGAAGTTCTCTGGTGTTCCGCTTTCTGTGATTATTACACGCGGAAATAGATCCTCTTGTGCCGAAATTCCATAGTTCAGTTGTGCAACTAAACTAGTAATCGCCGAAACGTTTAATAAAGAATATACAACATCACCAATCATTTAGTGCAAATTAAATTATTAAGCAAGTTAATTGTATGTAATTTATTTTACCTTTTTGATTGTTTAGCAGTTTTGGATGCGTTGCAACTTTTGCAAAGTGCTTGAAAATTATTGGTATCCCATTTATCACCGCCCTCAGATACCGGCTTTATGTGATCCGTGTAATATGATGGCTGTGTACATTGGTCCACCTCACACACAGGGTTTGTCATTTTGTAGGATATTGACAATTTTCGCCAAGCCTGGGTATTGTAGAATTTTAAATCTTCTTGGTCTTTCAACCAATTAGTTTTTTCTTTTCTAGGGTTGTATTCCTTAATGGAATGAACCCGCTTTGGCATTGTTGGCATTACGGGTTGTACTGTGAACCGTGATGTCTGTATAATAATTCACCATCTCTTACATAAATATTCCGCCCAATAAATCTAATTTCTCCGTGTCTCATATCCTCTAGCGTTGTCGGTGCTGTGGTTACGAATGTTGTTTGTAATGTATCAAATCTTATTTTTTCAGAAAAATACATTTTTTTAAATCCGTAAACTATACGGCTACCACTTGGGATTTCAAAATCAAGATCAAAACTTTCAACCGCTAAAGTTGCACCAGCCCCAGTATTATTCAAATCTTGAGTAGATGTAATTTCAAGAAATACATCCCCAGTTTCACTTAATATTTGTATTTTATCGCCAATTTTAATATCGCCTTGTGAGTTTATATCTATTGAAAGAATACCCGTGTTAGGCAAAATGTCTGAATCTAATATGCCAACCCCTCTTTCTAACTCCCTTGACTTTCTTAGTTGGTTTTCAACTTCATCTTGTCCAACGGTAATTCCGCCGCCAATGGTGCTACTAGATAACCCCACTCTTGAAATCAACACCTCAAACCATTCCCCACTTATTTCATCTGCTAAATAATTAATGGTTACTTGACTGGCAGCAAAAACAACGTTGTTGTAAGGGATTGTTTGATAAGGATAATACACGCCTACAAAGTCTCCCATATACTTTTGCAATGGCTTATATTGCAAACTTACCGCTTCCATAATTCTCAACGAACTTAAATTTCCATTTAAAGGAAAACTACCATCCCAAAGACTATCAATCCCTAGATCAAAAGCCCCACCATTATAGTTTTTATCTACCGTTAAATTGTTTATTTGTATATCACTATTCCCTTCATTGATTATTAAATTGTTCAATTGCAAATCTTTTGTGAATTTTGTGTTGGGATTAGTTGCGGATATACTTTCTATGACATTTTCAATATCTTCCGGAACAGCAACAACGGTATCTTCTAAGAAAAAAACCAAGGTTCCATTCGATGGTGCTTTTCTAATATTTGTCATCACCAATTCAAGTGCAATTATAACGCTTGACATTTCATATGGTATTATTGGAGTTGACATTGTAACACGTTCCTTTGCTACATTATTATTTCCCCGGATTACTAAGGTTTTTTCATAATACTTCTCTGTGGCTGCCGCCGCATTTTCCCAATATGGTGAAATTGTGCTTGATCCTTTTAAAAACTTATTGCCAGAGGATTCATAAACATACAACCTAACAACTATATCAGCATCAAAATTTAACCCCGCCACAGAATTAATATCAAATTGAATATTTATAAATTGGCCAGATGCCAAACCCCCTTTAATATCCCCAACATTTTGACTAATGACTGGCAATATTTCTAATAATTCGCTTGCTCCTGAACTATCAAAGTTAACCGCGTGCATTTCTTTTGGCGGCAATTGTCCAATATTAATCAACTGCTTGTTTTCACTTTCAATACTGGCTTGTTTAATCCCGTACAAATACCCAAATGTACCACCAGAAAGTGGCGTTAATGTATTGTTGCTGTGTAGATATGGACCTTGCGAATATGTGCCATTTTTTAAATAGTCTCTGTTTAAAATGTTTATAGTATCGTAATTTCTTATTTGTTGCAGATAATAATATCCATTGGTGTGGATTAACCTAGTTGACATCATTTCCATAATGCCATAGAGTATATCATAACCGGATAAAAATACACGGTCATTTTTTGCTTTTGATTTCTTCATCAAAAGATTTTCGTACATAGATGTGTAGTCTAAAAGACTATCAGTTGCATCAACCCCCGTTACATCTACGGCTTTGTATTCAATACTTTCTTTTAAATAAACGTCAGTAGATTCCCAAAAACCATCTAATCCATTCAGTTCTAATACATCTAAAATAATGTCTTTTAATTTTTTATTTTGTAGGCTTGTTACATCGCCATTGTATTCAATATCCTTCAGTCTATCTATTCCATCAATCGTTCTAAACACATATTCACGCGGGCTGCTTTCATTATTCCACTCAATAAGATCCATAACTAAATTGCCAGCCCATTGTAGTTTATACCCGCTTAAATTACGTTCAACGGTCAACCTTAATTCATCATCATCGCTTTGAAGATACAGATCAATAAAACGGTCAAAAAAAGCACTATTTACACTCGTTCTATCTTCTTGAACGTTGGAATAAGTTACATCAGTTCTTGATGTCATTAATGGGCTTAATATATAATCATCTGAGTTTTTATACTCAGTGACTAAATCGACCACCACCGGTTTTAAAGATGGGATAAAACTAGCTAGATCTGTATTGTCATTTTTTATGGTTGTTTGTGTGCCAAAAGTTTCTGTGTAGACGGTTATTTCTGTTCTGTTTAACCCCGAATTATAAGTGAATGAACTTATGTTGTCAGAATCTTCAACAATTCCCGTCACCAACAATATAGGTTGATTAGCTTCTATGTAATCAGTCCAGTCACCGGTGATATAATATACAAGCCCTAAACCCCCAGAAATTGGAGCGTTTAAACCAACGTAGTTTTTGCCGTATAATCTAACCCGGTAATCTTCCCCCGCTAAACTATAAAATTGACTTTCAAATATTATGTTGCTCATCTTTTAAAACTTGATTCTCTTTCTTGAACTATAATTAAATCACGCCCGCTTATTTTTGTAGAAAATATATTTTGATATCCATTTTGGCCACCGCTATTTGAATAACTTGGCGCGGGTGATGTGGATGTAGATGTTGATCCACTGCCCATCCCTTTTTTGCTTAGACTTGATATTGCTGCACCCGCTGCCACTAATGCAACCCCGCCAATAATAGCAAGTGGTGCCCCCGCTGGCCCTAAAGCAATGGCCTTGCCTAGTGCTGATTCTGCAATACCTAAAGCAATCATAGCTTCACCAAATTGGCCCATAAACTTACCAATGGAATCAAGCAACCCACGCCCAAAGTCTTGAACCCTATTATCAAACGAAAACGACTCTTGTATTTCAGCAACTTTTGCTTGTTTTTCTTGTTCTATTCTTGATATTTCATCTGCATTACCTTGGGCTGCTTGAATCATTTTATTGTAATGATTTTCAGTTTGTTTCAATTGGTCCTCCATCATTGTGTTGGCGGTTAATGAATCCCCAATAAAAGAACCTAAACTAGCCAGCCCCTCAGTTGCTAAATCTTTTAATCCAGTTGAAAGTGCCGCCCCCATTTTTCTGCCTATTTGAGCAAAAATATGAACGCTATCCTCTGCAACTTTCCCCAATGATGTTTTAATAGCTTCAACGTTTACAACTGGCAAAATTGGAGTTTCACCAATCTTTTTTATTATTGTATTAACTTCAAAAAGTTCTTGCTTTAATTTGCCAATTCGCTTTTTTTGTTGGTTTTCTGTTAAGTCTTTTTCACCCTCTCCCGTGTCTGTGTCTGTTGTTGGTGCTTTAGGTACTTTTACGGGATCAGGTGTTGGCAGTGCTCCACCGATAGTTTTTTTAACATCTTCAAACGCTTCGCCTAATGTTTGAAACTCTTTTTTACTTTCTCTTGCAGTTAATTTAAATGAATCTAGCCAAGCATTAACCCCGCTACCAATATCAAGCCCCAACATCTCTGCCAATTTTAAGTGCCCTTGTATTATAAACTTGACGCTATCTATGAAACCATTTGCAATTTTGACCCAAAGATTATAAAAGAAATCGGCAAATGCTTGTGCGTTGTTTTTAACATATATAAAGACAGCAACTAATCCGGCAATTGCTAATATTATTCCCGTAATAATTAAAATTATTGGGTTTGCAGCTAAAAAAGCAAATGCCGTTGTCAATGCACCCACCGCAAAAATTAATGGCCCAATGCCTGCCACAAGCGAAGCTATGACAACTATGGTTTTCTTTGTTCCCTCTGATAGGTTTGAAAACTTTATTGCAATACTTGAAAGCGTTTCAGCGGCTGAACTGATAGCCGGAGCCATAACCTCACCAAAGGAAATTCCCAAACCTTCAGTTGCAGATTTTAGCTTCATCATTGAACCTTCAAGTGTGTCATCCATTATTCCGGCCATCTCTTTGGCTACATTTGATTGCGTTCTGTAGGCCTCGGTCAATGGATCAATTTGTGCAGCCCCATCCGCCAAAATTAATAATGCCGCTTTTGCACGGTCTCCCACTTCACCTTCAGCATCTGCAAGATTTAAACCAGTTGCGGCCAATTCTTTTAATGCAACGTTTGTCGGCTTTCCGCTTGCCCCTATTTCAGATATTATCTTCTTAAGTGCTGTGCCCGCTTGTGACCCTTTTATGCCGCTGTTAGCTAATAAACTAAGCATTGCACTTGTTTCTTCAAGTGAAACGCCCGCCGCTTTTGAAATTGGGGCAACATATTTCATTGATTCTGCAAATGAATCAAGATCCAACGCCGATGATGAAAATGAATTTGCCATTACATCGGTCAAATGCACCATTTCGGTTGCATCCAAACCAAATGCACGCAATGTTGACCCCGCAACTTCAGCACTTCTTGCCAAATCTTCACCGGTTGCAAGTGCCAAATCAAGCGTTGCCCCCGTTATTTTCTGAATCTCATCTGATGAAAAACCTAGCTTTGAATAGTTCAACATCAATTCGGAAACCTCACTCGCTGCAAACCTGGTTGAAATTCCAAGGTCTTTTGCCGTTTTTGTTAATGCCAAGAAATCGTCACCAGTCGCACCACTTATGGCTTGCACCTTTGCCATTGATTGCTGAAAATCTGCAAACGTTTTCACGGCTAAACCACCTAGCCCGACAATTGGAGCGGTCAATGACA